AGCGATCGTGATCGCACCTCGGACGGCTGGATCGGTGATAGTCGGCACTCAGCTCGTAAGTCTGACCATAATCCAGATGAGCAAGGCTGGGTTCGTGCCATTGATGTTGACCGCGATCTATCCGGCAAAGCTAAACCCGACCTCATGCCCGATGTGGCAGATCAACTTCGTATCTTGGCAAAGTCTGATAAACGCATCTCGTACATCATCTTCGCAGGTAAAATTGCCAGTTCTAAATCGTTATGGCGTTGGAGAACTTATACAGGAATTAACAAGCACGATCATCATTGCCATATATCTTTCACTAACAAAGGCGATGAGGACAGTTCGTTCTTTAATATCCCACTACTAGGAGCAACTAAATGAACATGAAGCACCCAGCAATTATCTCTATCGGCGCATTCCTCTGCGTCTGGGGTACAACCTCTAACTTCTCTTTGGATTATCGTGCCATCCTTGGCTCGATCGTTGCCGGTATCTTTGGGTATGCCACTCCTAAAAAATGACGGCTCAAGATTATGCTGCTCTTGCAGTAGCGATCGCCACGGTTCTGGGTGGTGTTACTGCGATGCTTCAGTTCATGGTCAAACACTATTTAGCGGAATTGAAGCCGAATAGCGGATCCTCGATGAAGGATGCAGTAAATCGTTTAGAGACACGCGTTGATAAAATCTACGAAATCCTCTGCGATAAGTCAAACTAATCCTATGGCTAGAAAAAGAGTTATAGACCTTGAGGACTTCTCAATGCTAGAAACTTATTGCATTGGGTTAAACGAGTACTGGAAAAGCCTTAAGAAGGCTGGCTTTGCTGACGATATCGCTATGGCGCTGTTGCTAGAGCCTATGACTTACCCCGCGACGATCCTTCCAGCACCCAACTGGCTTCCACAACTTCCCGACAGCATCCCTTATGACGATGACGAGGACTAATGAAACGCACCGTAATAGTTCCAGACTTACAAGTCCCCTATCACGATGAAGTAGCAGTAAGAAATGTTGCAAGTTTTATTAAGGCTTACAAGCCCGATAGCGTCATTACTTTGGGAGATGAAATCGATCTCCCACAGATCAGCCGGTGGACAGAAGGCATGCCAGGATGGTTTGAACAGACTCTCGGAGACGATCGAGATCAAGCAGTAGAAGTCTTATGGTCATTGGTTGAGCATTCTAAAGAAGCTCACATGATCCGATCTAATCACACCGATCGTTTATATAACGTGATCATGAAAAAGATCCCTGCATTCTTAGCGTTGCCAGAGCTGCGCTTTGAGAAGTTTCTCAAACTCGACGAACTAGGGATCACTTACCATAAGAAGCCTTATGCCTTCCAAAAGGGCTGGGTAGCAGTCCACGGGGATGAGCAAGGTATTAACCCTAACGCGGGTCTCACAGCCCTTGGAGCAGCCCGTAGGCACGGTTTGAGCGTTATATGCGGACACACACACAGAGCAGGGCAGTCGGCCTTTACAGAGGCTTCAGGGGGCAAAATAGGGCGTATCCTGCGAGGCGTAGAAGGTGGGCATCTTATGGATGTTCGCAAGGCTGGCTATACCAAGGGCACTATGAACTGGCAGCAAGCCTTCGTACTAGTTGAGGACACGCAAGTAACCCTGATTAACCTTGAGAAAGATGGCACTTTCGTAGTCAACGGGCGCAGGTATGGACGATCTAGATAACGATATTAGGCGCACGGTCGATGATGCGGTTGATGAGACAGAATTGTTACCGTTTCGTTATACAAGACACCGCAGTTCTGTCTGATATTTATGCAACACTTATGCCAAGAAGCTGCGAAGGGCGCAGTAGAAGGGCAGTAAATGAGTACATTGCAGTTAATTATCCTGGCCAGTTGGTTTGGAATGTTTTTTCTTGGTTACAAGATCGGCCACAGAGACGGTTACATTGTCGGTCGCAAAGCAGTACGCAGACACTATGAAAGCATCGAGAAGGTGCGAGTATGAAGCATGGTGAAATCCTACAAAGTGCAACAGACTTATATCAGGAGCGCGGACTGCATTACGGTCATCCAAGCGACAACATGGCTAGAGCAGCAAGGCTCATCAGCGCCTATCTGGAAATGCCGGTTGAGGATTATCAAGTTGCAGTCATCCTCTCGCTGGTCAAGATCGCCAGAACCATCGAAGATGCACAGAAGATCGACAGTTGGATCGACGGGGCTTCTTACCTTGCCATTGCTGGTCAACTAGCTACCGAGGGGAATGAACTTTATGTTTAATCTAGAGGATTATGAGACAGTTGAAGATCGATTAAAGGTCTATTGGAAGGAACACCCAGATGGTCGAATATTTACTACGCTTATTGAGCACACCCTTCAGCGCTTTATTGTACAAGCTGCTATCTATAGAACTGAAGTGGATGCTCAGCCTTGGACAACTGGGTACGCAGAGGAAACTGTCTCAACGCGAGGAGTCAACTCTACGTCGGCGCTTGAGAATTGCGAAACAAGTGCGATCGGCCGTGCATTGGCTAACGCAGGTTATGCTTCGAAAGGCAAACGCCCTAGCCGCGAAGAAATGGCAAAGGTCAAAGCAGCAGAACCAAAGCCTTTCTCAGAGAAGTTAGCCGAGAAAGTAATCATGCCGGTTGAAGATGATGCTTGGACTGTTAAGGCAGTTGCACCTGCTCCGTCAGCTAGTGAAGCAGTTGCATTGGTGCAGGAAGTACTTGGCGCGATCAAGATCGATAAAGACATTCCAGAATGCAAACACGGTCAGCGTGTATGGCGTACTGGTAATAAGAACGGTAAAGCGTGGGCAAATATGGGCTGTCCATTAACGCCACAGCGTCAGCAGACTTGGGCAGAGATCGATAAGTGTGATCCGATCTGGTACGTCATTGATAACAATGGCGCTTGGAAACCGCAGGAGGTTCGATCATGAGTCATCTACAGTTCATGAACCAAGACGGTGAATGGGAGCAGTTCCCAACAGACGATGAATTATATGCAAAAGCGCAAGCCAGAGAAGCTCTTAATGCGCTACAAGTTAGGATATTGTGCCACCTATGCAACGAGCCAGTTCCAAGTACAGAGTTATCATTCTGGGTAGAGGGCAAAGCACTAACCTGGTCATGCAAGAAATGTCATGCGGTAAATGAGTCAAAGCCGTAAACATCGAGGCTTCCGCACAGAGCGGGTAGTAGCATCTTATCTGTCGCAATGGTGGGAAAGTGCGACGGTAGGTCGAGGTTCTGGGCGCGACATCTTAAATGTCCCGTTCGACTGCGAGATTAAAGCGCGCACAGGACTCGACGTAGTAGGGACACTCCGCCAGATCGAAGCCAGAACAGATGAGAGCGGCTTATTGGGGTTCGCTTGCTTTCGTCTCAATGGTCAAGGCGAGAAGCCTGAGGAATATGTAGCAATGCTACGCCTTGGCGATCTGGTGGAGTTACTACGAGCTGCGGGATATGAGAATAGAAGAGACATAGTTAAAGACTCAGATATCCGCCGGTGCAAAGAATGTGGAGAATGGACTATCAACGATCCCTGTAATTGGTGTGAGGCTCAGTAATGCCTATATACGAGTTTGAATGTACCAATGATCGATGCGAGGCCAACCTTCGCTACGAGAAGGAGTTAAAGATAAATGAACCACACGATGTTGAATGCGGGTTCTGTCATGAACCGATGCGCAAGATTTATAGCTCTTTCGGCATATCGTTTAAGGGTACTGGCTTCTACTCTACGGATAAGTAAGTTATGCACACCTGTGGATAACTATGCCACAAGACTAACTTTACGCTTGCGACACTCCCAGTTTATACACATGCTTGACATGGCGAGTACACTCTTAGCAAGAGCCCATCAAGGGCTCACGCCGCGACTGAAAGGCGCATCGCGGTGGGTTGCTAAAGTGTCCGTGGGAGTCCTATGTCTGAGTAGTACTCAGCCAGCAGAGGCTCAATTAGATGCTATTAAATCTATGAAATCATTGGCTAATTATCAGCTAACAGATAAGCAATATAAATGCCATAACGAGATTATCCATATTGAGAGTAGATGGAAGATCGATGCTGTTGGTAATAAGTCCGGTAAGAAGCAGGCTTATGGTTATTACCAGATTAAGAGTAAGCATATAAAAGGCAAGCCTTATGATTACCAGTTCTGGATATATTGGTATTATGTAGCAAAGCGTTATGGAGTTACTCAGTATGATGAGCCTAACTACTGCAATGCATTACATCATCTTAAGACTAGAGGTTGGCAGTAATGGCTAAGCGTGGTGATCCTCGATTAAGCAGAGACTATAAAGCCTTTCGCATTAAGGTGTTGCAAAGAGATCAATGGTCTTGCTTCTATTGCCAGCAGCCAGCGACAACAGTTGATCACATCATCCCAGTTAGCAAAGCACCTGATCTAGTAATCAATTATGAGAACGCAGTAGCTTGTTGCCAGTCTTGCAATAGCAAGAAGGGTAGCCGTAATCAAGGCGTTTTTTTAGGCAGGCAGTCTAC